ACTCGCGCTCGCGCTCGCGAGCATACGCTCGCACACGCATGCGTGGCGTGATGCGTGATTTTTAATAAGGTTTCAAAAAAGACCAAAGGTCTTTTTTGCTTTGACATTAAAGCGCGATTTCCATCAAAAAATTATTTTCATAGTATTATGTACCACCTTCCCAAAGGGAAGGGGGTACTAATCCTATGGGGTCTTTGCTTCACTGTTGCATCATCAACTCGTTGATGATTGTATTTAATAAAGGAATAGAATTGGTTGTAGCCAACCAATTCTAAATTGCTATTAAAGGGTCGATTCTCTCTAAGAATTTTTAGGTTCCCTAAAAATCCTGCCGAGAATGGAATCTTTGTCTGTTGAAGTTGGCTCCTCGGAGCCAAAAAGCCGAGACTTTCTTGCTAAAATTCAAAGCCATAGTTCCAAAAGTAGCAAGACTCGTCTTGCTAAAACGACAACTTTGCTATTGAAATCGCAAAAGAAGGGGATAATGGCAAGGCAGCCTAAAGGCTGACTCCGGATTATCAAGACTTAAATACAGAATAAGGATTCAACAATCCTTATTCGTATTTTGCGAAATTCCTTTTGAGGAATTTCATCCTCGCGCACACCTGCTTGCGAGACGATTGGTTGGCTGAAATTTTAGTTCCCCTAAAGGGGAACTACTTTTCGGAAAGATTCTTACCCTAACTCCTTTCAAAGGAGTCCATGTGTGCTTGCGAGATGCTTGGTTTCGGCTTCCCTAAATCGGAAATTCTTGCTAATCAGTACCCCCTTTAGGGGGTACTGCCGAAGGCTTTTGGGGCCATCGTCTAAAGACGATGAGTATTCTTCTCTTTTAATGGTCTTTACTCCATAACAAAGTGATGGAGTTAAAAGACCGTATAAAAGGAGAAGAAACCAACGATTGCCAAACCGAAGGAGGTGAAAACCGCCAACTTCCTACGGAAAATTTTGATGATTCGGCAACGAAGTTGTTTCATCTCAACCAAAGCATTTCCAATGCTTTCCCCCTCAACTTTCAGTTGACCCTTCAAACCGAAGCCCAATGGGCTTTGGAAGCAACTCAGCGAATCATCGGAGATGATGGAACAATACTGCTTGCAGTATTGAACAAAGTCGGCCTGACTACCTTCGGTAGATTTTTTGGAATGCTTGGTTTGACTGCAAGTCAATTTGAACATGGCCTCCATTCCTTCTACGAAGAATGGGACGAAGACGAAGTGGACTGTCCTCCGGACATTCCAAGTGGAATCGAATGGTTTGTTGATGAAATCAACAGGACCAAAAAATTCGCAAAGGACTCCGTCCTTTCGGCTTCAAAAGTCTTGAGTCTCTCCAAGGAGAGCCTCATCAATGACTTCGTCATTCCCTTCTACAAAATTCCCAAGTCAAATTCATTTGACTTGGAAGACCTCGCCGAAGATGCCTTTTTCAAAGGCATGAAAACCCTTCGGGTTGGAGCCAAAAATTGCCATACAATCTACGATTGTTTCAACCAACTCGACACTGCTGACTTCGTCAGCATTTTTGAGTATTTCCTTGAAGGTCTTGACCTTCAGCAGTCAACGGAGTTGACTAAGTTCCAAACCGAAGGTTTGGAGGCCGGATATAGCCTCCATTGTCTCCGACAATACCCTTCGGGGTTCCCCAAAGGGGAAAGGTCATTTCCAAGAGTCTTCATTCACCGTCAAGACGGTGAAGGAAAAATGAACATTGACGAAGTCAAGGTCTTCATTGAAGGTCTTCCAACGGAGTTGGACCGGAAAGCGGCGACTTTGCTCTTAGAGCATGCTTGTTCTTGGAACAAAGAATTTGCCGAAGGCAAGTCATTTTGGTCTGCTTACGACTTTGACGGAGTCAAGGCTTTGGCCGACTTCCTTGATATTCCATATCAATCCGGAACCTTCGGTTCCGAAGTTGCGAAAATCTTCCGAGAGTTCCTCTCGGAGAACATTGAGAACTTCTCCTTGGAGAACTTTGAGAATGAAGCAGAAGAACTTCTCCGAACGAAGTTCGGAACTCATCCCGATTGGACCGGAATCTTAGATTTCGGTTTCGTTTGGACCTTGTCATTTATGACAAATGTCCCAAAGAAAGTCCTTCGGTACTACCGAAGGATAGCCAACAGTTGCCACAATGACTTCGTCAACGGCAACTACTGAACCTCAAGTCAACTTCGTTGACTTGTGAATTTGCCTCAAGGGAACTTCGTTCCCTTGGGGCATTTTTTCTTGCGCGTGTGTGCCTGCCTGCGTGTATAAAAAGCAACAAGTTGCTTTTTTTCCTGTGCAGGAAACCTTCGGTTCCTGCGTGTAAATTTCCGTTGACCTTGGTCAAGGAAATTAGAGGAGCAGGTGCGCTTGCACACCTGCGGGCGGGGGTATGTGCGCCTACGAGGGTGTGTGAGCCTGCCCCTTAAAAGGGAAATAGGATTCCCAAATTCCTATTTCACTTTCGCAAATTCCCCGAAGGGAATTTGGGCCGGATGGTCTTGACATTGAACTTAGTTCCACCTGCGAGACCCCGCCGGTAGCCTCCTTCGGAGGCTAAAAGCGAGCCAAATTTCCATAGAAATTTTACCCACAGGCTCGCGCTCGCGCTTGCGAGGGTACGCTCCCGCTCGCCCAAGGGTGCGCTCCTGCCTACGCCCATGCTCGCCCTTGCGCCTACCTGCGAGCCTACGCTCGCTCGCCTACGGGCCTGCCCTCGCAGGCGTGTGTGATTTAGGAATAGGAATTCTTCAATCCTATTCCTAAATTTGCGAAAAATCTCTCCAAGATTTTTGACATGCGAGCCTACGCTCGCACTCGCGCAGGGGCAGGTACGAGCGCATACGGGGAGGCAGGTGTGGGTATGTGCATACACATGCACCTGCACTCGCAGGGGTGCGCCTGCTCGCGCTCGCGCCCATGTGCGCCTACGCTCGCTCGCACCTGCTCGCGCTCGCCCTCGCATGTGTGCTTTAAGAATAGAGTATCAATATACTCTATTCATAAAGTCGTCAATTTCCTACGGAAATTCAGCACCTACGCACATACGGAGGCACATACGGAGGCGTGGTTGACCTCCTAAAGGAGGTTTAGGTCGACCTAAATCCAAAGTAGTACCAAAATGATACCACCCTCTCCGGTCTCAGCAGTACCGTTCTAAGGCCGAGGAAATCGCAAACCTTACCGAGATACCACCGATGCCTCGTAAGTACCCATATGGACAAATCTGTGATTTGTTCATATTGGGTAAAATAAAACCGATGAACTCGCGCCCCTCATGTGTGAGTGTAGGGGAAGGTAGGTAGCATTCGGAAAGGGTAAAGCCCAAAAACGATGGACTGCTGAAGGTTTTTCCTTTAGGGAAAACCGCCCTTATTGGGGGGTCGTAGACCCCACCCCTGCGCTCTTGCCCTTTGGCTTCGCCAAAGACCAAGGGCTTTCAAAGCCCTCAAAGTACCCGCTACGCCAATTCCCCTCTAAAGAGGGGAATGCTTTTGAAAATCAATAGCACTCTATTGATTTGCAAAAGTCAAAGCAAAGACTTTGTCCTTTTGCACACGCATGGAGTCCTTTTAAAGGACTTGGTATATCAAGTTAATCCAAGACTCAATTGACCCCTAAAGGGGTCAATTGGTTTAGCAAAATAATTTGCCTCGCAGGCATGTATGTGTAGGGATTTGAATAATCAATATCAGTATATTGATTATCCAAATCGCAGAGATTAACATTATCCCCCTAAAGGGGGATAATGTTAGGGTACTATCTAAGTATCATTAGTTATATCCTCTCATCTTTGATGAAGAGGAATATAACATGATACATAAGATAGAAACCCCCTATGGAACTGTCGTCGATTTGATTCGCCGCTTTTCCATTCCCAACTCGTTCTGCCCCGTTGCTGATGTTGGATTCGGATTGCCGACTCCTTCATATACAGGAACTCCATCGGCAGAACAGGACCGGACAATGAACCCAACCCAAGGAGATGAAACCCAATGAGCAAGCAAAGCCCCCAAAACCAAGCCCTCCGTACCGGAGGTTTCCAAACAAAGAACGCCAACTTCGACTCGACCTGTAAGGTCTGTGGCGGAGCAATTCGGGGCAAAGCCCCGAAGTGTGCCGTCGTCGCCGTCAAGATTCCTTCGGAATCTCGCAAACAGAATTGGATTCACGCCACTTGTGTCAACATCGACCTCCACCTCCACCCAACCGAAGGTACTTCGGTTCGGAAGCACCTCAAGCCATCCGACCTTTCCCTCTTTGGTGAACCAAAGTCGCCACCCAAGCCAACCCCCAAGTCCAAGGACACACCCCCAAAGGAGCCAAAACCTATGCCAAAAACACCCAAAACCCCGAAGCCCGATTTGAAGATGCCCCTTCCTACGGAAGGAGATGGTGGTTCAGTCCTTGCAGGACTTGTAGCACCTCACATCATCGGCATGGTCTCCGACCATGTTGAAGTCGCCATCACTGATGGTCTTTCGCAACTCTCGATGCCTCGACCTTTGGTCGTTAAGCCGCTCGGCGAGACTGATGAAATCAAGGTCGGCCTTGCTCACCCATGCTTCGACCATCTTCTTGAGATGGGACGAATCCGCCAAAACACCTTGGCTTCGGGTCCGGCAGGCTCCGGCAAAACCTTCGCCGCAGAACAGGTCTTCAAGACCTTGGTCACTCTTCCGGAATCGCAAGGTGGCTTCACCTCGGACTCCGTCCGTTTCACCGTCGTCTCATGTCACAATGAGATGATGCCTTCCGACATAGTCGGTCCAATGATTCCTTCCATCAAAGATGGTACGGAGAACCACCGAATGAGCGAAGCCGTCAAGACCTATCGTGATGGTGGCGTCCTCGTCTTCGACGAATTTGACCGCCTCATGGGTGGAACAGCCGTCGCCGCTAACATGGCTTTAGCCAACACTGAATGGTCGATGCCCGATGGGACCGTCATCAAGCGTCACCCCGACCTCTTCATTCTTGCGACAGCCAACACCCTTGGTCAAGGCAAGGGCCGCAGTCCCTACGGAGCCGCCGAAGTCCTCGACGGTGCAACTCTCAACCGCTTTGCCGGTGGCGTCATTCATTGGGGCTACGACATGGCCTTTGAGCGTCAACTCATCGGAGATGATTCAATCACCTCCTTCTTCCATGACCTACGGTCCAAGGCCGACTCCGCCGGTCTCTTTGGCCGCATCATCAGCCCTCGTTCTATGCTCACTGCTCACAAGCAGAAGCACATCCTCGGATGGGACATGGAACGAATCCGCCGGGTCGCCGTCGCCGATTGGACAGCCAAGGACTTGCAAACCGTAGGTTTTGAGAAGGCATTCATTGACCTCGCACTCGCCACAAACGGAGGAGCCGCTTGAAGCCCCTTCGGGGATTTTCGCAAATGGAGGATTCAACATGACCACACAGACATTCCACAGTCCCGACCTTGACGCCATGTGTCAAGTCGCATACTCGCCGGCCGATGCCGCCGATTTCATCAGCCAACTTGGTCCTTCGGACTTCAAGGGTTACGACCCGCTCTCCGTAGGAGCCGACCTCGATTGGATTGGTCGCAAAGACCTTGCAGGTCAAGGCATTACCAAGCGTCGCCAAGTCGCAGAACGATTGGGCGAATATGTGGAGAACGACCACAAGTCCATTCAAAACACTCGCAATCAACTCTCCGAGTTGGTAGACACAATCGACCTCGACCAACTCAAGCGAATGCTCCAATGGAGCGATAGCCGAGGACGAGTCAACGCCACTCGTCTCCTTGCAGGAGACTCCAAGTTCCGCCGAACTTTTCGCAAGTCCTTGGCTCCTGTGGAAGCAGTCGCATTGGTCGTTCCGACCGGAGCAAACGCATTTGTTTCTGCTGATGTGATTTTCGCAAGAACAGCAGTCGCCTTGGCCGCTTCGGAGTTGCTCACTCAAGCAGGCTTCGCCGTCGAAGTGTGGGGCTATGCTTACTCCAAAGGATGCTATCGAGACGCCGATGCAGGTTCAAAAAATGCCCTCGCCGCAGTCCGTCTCAAGGCGGCAGACGAACACACCAACGAGGCTATCGCCGCTTCCGGTGGCTCCGCATGGTTCTTCCGTTCCGGAATTTTCGCAATGTGGGCTTCCCAAGGGAACGCCGGCAGTGGTCTTGGGAGCAGTGTCAACTTGTCCGATGAACAAGCAGAAGCACTATGCGATGTCATCGGCCTTGAGCAAGCCCATGTAATGAAGACCGGCACAGGGCAGAACTCCGTTGAAGCCGCTATCAAGGCAGGAATCGCAGATGTCAAGGATGCCTTGACCAAGTGGATTGGGGGTGGCTCCCAATGAGCGAATATCGCAACGCCGAAGGCGACCTCCTCATCATGTGGATGGTGCAAACAGACAAGCAGACATACTGCTTCATGGCACACCCTCCGTACTCGGAAAATCCGGAGGATTGGGCCGAGGCATTCATCGACTGCTTCACTCCCCTATGGGGAGACGAGACACCTTTGCGACTTCAATGCAACGGCGACATCGACCTCCTTGTAGGAGGTGACGAGTGATGATGGGTAAGGCACTTCCGTACAACTTGCAAAGCGTCAAGAGCCTGCTTGAGTCCGACATCGGACAAGGCAGGTTCAAGCGACGGCCTAACCACATGGCGAGAGCCGCATTTGGCAAGCCTCACCTATGCCCTCAATGCGACGAAGTCGGCGAACTTCGCAAGTTCATGGTTACGGTTATCATCCCCGATGATAGAAGCCGCACCTTCGCCCTCAAAGCCTGCTCCATCTGCATAGCAGACTTTGAAGACTTCATGCGAGCAAGAACAGCAGGCAAGGCCCAAGCGTACTATGACGGTTGGGAAATCACTTGCGATATCTGCGGAAACGCAGACTGTTCACCGGAGCCTCACATAACCCGACCTTATCCCGAAAAGCACCGAGGCGTCCCCGTACCCGGAACCGAACTCGACCACATCGAATGTATATCTTGCGAATCATGCGAGCAAAGCAGGAGGCACTACTGATGCAATACATACACCTGTCAGCAATCGCAGTAGGTCAGCACCCGCAGGACTACGCTCGCTTCACCATCGCATCATGCACAGATGCGTATGTCACACTCGCACACATACAGACGGGCAAGCACAGATGCGTCTCGCATAGTGTGTTTGAGCGTTCATACCTTACCTATCTTGGCGCGGAAGAAACCCGCAGAATTACGGCTCAAAATTATAGAAAGCATGATAAAGGGGATGCCCCCCTTATAGAGACTACAACGGAAGTGAAAAAATGAAATTGACGATGAAAGCAAATACAGACGAGAACGGCGGAGGCTACCTCCCCCACATGAGCGAGTGGTTCGCTATTGAAATCCGGTTGCTAAATGCACCGCCCCTTGAAACCGAGGTGACGCTCCGTTGCAAGGTCACGCACCCTGCGGGAGTTATCGCCCAACTCCAAGACCTTGCGACAAGGACCGATGTCGCAGAATGCGTCGTCTATGCTTGGAATGCGGCAACTGGCAAGTACGAGGTCTACGACCTTGACAAGCCGATGTACCGACACACAAGCACACCTTGGGAGGTGGTCGCATGAACGGAGAACACATCGGCTATGCTGACTTGAGCATCGACGGGACCGGCTACCGGCTCTTTGAGGTGTACCGAGACCACACGCAAAAGTGCATCGTGGTCCGTCAAGTCGCAAAGATGGAGGACTTCTTCCTCCCTCACTTCGGTCACGACCTCCCTCGCTATGATGCAAAGATACACGCTCACAGGCAAAAGACAATCAACGCCGCCAAGAAACACAAGGCTCCGCTCCGCTCTCCGGTTCGCCGCACCTACGGCAACAGCACTGGAAGGCAAAGTCGCAACTTGACTACGGCAAGCCGTCCGAACTTGTCTCACATCAAGGATGCGCCCCGAAGCATGGGAGAGCGCAAACCCTCAAAGCAAATGTCGCAAGCAGAAGTCAAGAGACTTCTTGCTGATGCTCTCGGCATGGAGGTGGACGAATGAACGACTACCCACAACACATCTACGACGCATACGACGATATGCTCGACGATTGCTTCCCTATGGTCGAGTTCTGTGGAACTTCGGCGCATCCCTCCGCCCTACTCAAGGTATATGACCCGATTGCCTACCAAGTAGGTCTCAACGATTGGCTCTCCGAACTTGAGGCGCAGGGCGAATACGACCCCGACAAAGAAGACTTCTGCGATTGGGAAGACCAAGAGGAGGTGGACGAATGACTTGGTTTGTAGGCGACCCCTGCTACATCATCCCCGATGATGATTGGACCGAGTTCTGCGAATTGACTCTCACAGGTGTCGGTGGCGACAGGATGGAAGGAGGACACATTGACTCCGTCATTCAATGGCGTGGTCAAGAAATCACGCTATGGACGAACGGCGGCGACGGCGTATGGGAGTTCGATGGTCTGCGAACTTTGAACGGAGAGAACTCATTTTGGGTCGACGCAGGTATTTATTGCAAGATTGACCTCGAAAAATTAGCCGGTCACTACGACTGCGACCCTTCCCGACACGGCATGATTTTCGCAGATGAACCGGACTTCTATACAGCAGACGGAGTTGTGTACCTCAACGACCGCCCCGACAAGACCGTTATGCCATGCCCCGGCTGCGATTCCATGATTGAAGAGACAGACGAAGAATGGTGCGACAACGGTATGTGCGGTGGATGCTACCGATGCTTTGAATGCGAATGTTGGGAGGATGAGGAAGAGTGATGCAGTACGATTGTTTGCTAAGTCCCGAAGGGATTTGGGAACCGATAGTTGCGACGACAGTCGCGACTATGCCGGATGGACGCATAGCGAGACTGTACCTCACACATGAGGGTGCAGTCGCAGGCACATACCTCGACGCAGAAGAAGAGATTCTGTGGAACATTGATATAGGGTCGGCCCCCTTTAGAGGTCGAGAACAACCAAACGAAAACGGAGATGATGAAGAATGATGATTGACACACGAAAAGACGAAGACGGATTGCATGAAGTGAAGAAGTGGCCCCTGTACCTCACAGACGACCAAGTGGCTACGCTGATGGACACATCAAGCGTTGCTTGGCTTGCTGATGAAGACTCTTGGACTCAAGTCGGCAACTCCGGCTCATGCTACAACTACGCATACATCGACGGACAAATGCACTCACTTGAATTGCTTGAAGACGGAAGCGTCGAGGCAGACCCAGTGGGAGACTTGCCAAAAGAGGACGACGGCAATCGCAAGACCTACCGAATAAAGGCAGTCGGACATACCTTCGATTACGAGACAATCGTACACGAAAGCGATGTCGGCTCCTTGGTTCAAGCCCTGCTCAACGAAAATGATTTGCGAAGAATCACATTGACGGAGACAGAAGAGGTGGTTGCATGAGCGGCGAATGTAGCATCTGTGGTCAGCCACTACACGCTCACCGTCTCCCCAACGGGGAGATTTACTGGAAGGACGGCCACAACGCCGCTCCTCTCGCTGAAGGCCGAGCCTGCGATTCATGCAACAGTCTTGTCATTGCTCACAGAATGGGTACATCCAAAGCCGAGTGCCTTGCCCAAGCACACTTCTTGCGAGTTCAGTACGACCTCATGTCGGGATGGGAGGAGTGAAAATGTGCGAACACGAATGGCAAAAGACCGACGAATATACTGATGTTTATTGGGATGGTTATGGTGCTGATGCGACTTTCGTTGAAGAACGCGTGATTGAATATACCTGCAAGAAATGTGGAGAAATCAAGGAGGACGAGGCATGAATAGTGACAATTTCGACAGTATCGCAGAAGCCATCCGAATGTTCCCCGCATACAAGGAGCGCATTCATGTAGCCTACGGTTGGGCTACGATGTGCGAAGAACTGTACCCAAAGGAGTTCGATAGAGCGAGGTTCTTGAAGGCTTGCGAAGTTCCGGAGGAAGAAGAGGAATGAACATCTTCACGCTCGACAGAAACCCTCGCTTTGCGGCCCAAATGATGTGCGACAAGCACATCAACAAAATGTGCGTCGAAGGAATGCAGTGCCTTGTTTCAGCCTTGCTGAAATGCGGCGCACCTCCGGAACACGCACCCCGCACCAGCCTCGGTCAGCCTCACAAGGGAGGTTATCGTAACCACCCCGTAGTGTTTTGGGTCGCAGAATCACATGAAAATTTCTCGTGGTTGAAAGACCATGTCTTATGGCTATGCCACGAATTCAAGTATAGATACGGGAAAGAACATTTGGTGGAATCGCAACTTGTTCAACTCGGAACTTGGTGTGTATGGGCGCAATACATACCCCACACAGACGAGTGCGGCGAATATAAGCACGAAATGATTTTTGAGCGTTGCTTCAAGCAGTCGCAAGGTCTCAATGAAGACCTGTTAGAATGGGAAGACGACATAGAAGCCGCAAGAGAATTCTATTTCCGAGACAAGAAAGGTTTCGCAGAATGGAAAAAAGGAAGAGATGCCCCCGCATGGTGGCTTGCAAAAGTTGGAGATGAATAAAATGAACGGAAGAGAGAGAATGATTGATATAGAGGAAACCCCCCTTAGAAGACTGATGTTGCCCGAAGTGATGAAAGGATATGAAGTGATAAGATACCAATGCGTCAACGACGCTAACGATGTGTCGGCCATTTGCCGGACTCCCTACGGAGGAGTGGCAGAAGTGCGCTGTGAGACAGACTTGACGACCACACCCTCGGCCTGCCCTATCTGCAACAGCACGATGAAGAACTTCCGTCGAAGCGGCCTCTTCGTCTGTGACCATGCCTCTCATGCTCCCCTGTGGATGGCTACCCAAAGATACCAGCCTCACCAGCGAGCATCAATGGTCGCTCGCAAACCTACGGTTTTGCAAAATCAAGACCGAGCGATTATGTCGAACATTCAAACGGAAGGGACTAAGATTCAAACGGAAGTCGACATGGAGAGCATCAAGTCGCAACTCCAAGACGCTTTGGGGGACTTACTTTGATTTCCCGCCTTACAGCCGAACTCGTTCCGACCGGCACATGGGGTGCGAATCTGCGCTCCCTACTGCCGCCGTCCGGATGGAATCGCCTTCGCCGTTGGTCTTACGGAGAAGCAAGAAATGTCTGCGATATATGCGGAGACTCCGGTCTCAACCAAGGTCGCACTCATGCAGTGGAATGCCACGAAGTATGGGAGTACGATGATGTTCGCAAGGTGCAGACCTTGGTAGGTGTTCAAGCACTATGCCCGTTGTGTCACTGCACCAAGCACTATGGTCGTAGCCTCCGAGTAGGCATGGCTCGCAAGGTCCGAGACCAACTCAAGAAGGTCAACGGTTGGACCGAAGACTACGCAAAGGACTACGAATCTATGATTTTCCAAATTCACGGTATGCGTTCAGCATACAGGTGGACAGTGGACATTGAGTCTGCTCTCGCAAGATACCTGCAAGCAGGAATAATCAAGCAACGGGACTACGATGAGGCTATGAAGAAATTGAAAGCAGGCCCATATTCGGAGGAACAGTAATATAGGGCGACCCCCCCTTAAGAGGAATGAAAACGGAGGAATACAAATGACCGACAACTATGAAAAGATGATGAATGATGCAAGCGAATTCTATGCAGGTATGGTACTGCAAGGTGGATATGTGATAGACACCGATGTAGGATTCGTGAATGACGATGGAAGCCCTGTGTTTGCGAACATGGAGAAGGACGAAGTGATTAAGATGCACTTGGGGAACTTGATGTGGACCCAATTGCTCCATTCTCACGGACATGACTCCCAAGAGTTCGTGCAGTTCTTTGAACACATTGCGATTGTGCAACGAGTAACCGAGGAAGCCTACTTCCCCGATGCCCTCACAATCACACAAGCCATCGACCTCGAAAACGAAGATGATGAATTGCGAAATGCTCGACGAAGCAAGCACTTGTTCCACTGTGTACGGACTGCGGCTATGGCCGCTCAACCCGATGTGGTCTTCCTTTCCGACGATGGGAATGGTTTCGCAATCGACGCTACCAATGCTCACCCTCTCCTACGAATGTATGTAGACAGCATGGACGGAAGGATGAGCGGGGGAGCAATTCTGCAAGACGAAGCCTCCATGAGGACAGGTGATGTGCAAGAATTCCTCAACAAGAAGTCAGTCGAAGTGAACGGCGACAAAGACGACATTGACATCGACTCGGATGAGAACGACGACGACCCACTTAGGGGGTATGCTTGATGAGGTCATACGATACGAGGTTCTTGTTGCGACAAATTCTTAGTTCACCGGACGACATACCCATCGAGGTACGAAGGAGCCTGCAACAGGCACACAACCTCGCCATGATTATGACTTGTGTATGCGGCGAATGGTACAGGGAGTGTGATTGCTAATGATGGACTTCGACTCATTTACACAAGTGCTTGAAGACCTCAAGTACCTCAACCGGCTTACCAAGTTCGGCTTCGTGGAATTGCTATTCCCGAACTCCACAGACGACTATGCAGAACGCAAGTGGGCTGTCTTCTACTCAAACCCGCTCTACTTCCTGTGGTCATGTTCCTCGGACAAGTTACTGATTCTGCTCAATTACATTGAGGAGGAGAAAGCATGAAGGAATACAAATTCGCAAAAGTGCAGAAGGCACTACTGGTAGCCTCGCAGATGATTGAAGACCTGTGTGCTATCGACCAAGAGTACGGTACGCAAAACATGGGAGCATGGAACAAAGTGCTTCAAGAAGCAGTCGCAGAAATTGAGACAAACAGCAGGTGGTATGTAGGTACACTGAAAACACCTACGCAGAAAAGGAGAGTGAAATGATGCAAGAAGATAAGAAAATTGAGAGCAAAGACCTATGGGTGCATATCGGCAGAACTGGTGCGATTGAGCATATTTGGGCCAAAAAACCGACACTGAAAGAAATGCAAGAAGCGGTTGACGGGTACATCGAATATGTCCCTCGCAACGCCATGAAAGGCGACAAAGTCCTGCCTGTACCTGTGAATGCCTACAACGACACAGCCATGCGAAGCGGCTCAAGTTCCCTTTGCGAAGTCCGTGAAATCATTGTCAACGAAGAAGGACTACTTCGTAGTGACTTCCATACCAATGCGGTAGCCTCTTTCGCAGCCTTCGGCACTACGGTACGAGAACAAGACCTTGACGATGGGGAACGCATCGTCGGTCCTTCAATCGTCCGTGTCCGACACACACCACAAGACAAGCAAATCACAAGCGACGAGTTCATGCAATTGGTCGGCGGCGTGAGGGAAGGTATGTGGCTGTTCGGTCTCAAGCACTTCGTCGACGAGGCTACCGGACATGGGGAGCCTATGATGGGGGTTGAGGAAGAATGAAGAGTAGCGGCAAGTGCAAGGTCTGTGAGTCTACCTTCACGACAAAGACTGACCCCGCTCGCTACGACGGCAAGCCTTTCGTCTGTGAGAGATGCTCCTTGGCGGAGAAGTTCGTCAACGCTAAGGGAAACGCTTGCATCCTACACGGAGGCACACCCAAGAAGTGCGGAGTGTCTATCAAGCAATGGCGTAGTCTTGTAGCAGATACGAGACTGCGAACCACTGACCGAATGTTCAAGGAAGAGTGAGTCGCATGGCTTTCGTTTATGCTGACCGCTATGTGTACGCTAAGACCTCCGAGTTGGAAGTCGCAGACTTCACTGCTTGGAGGCGTTCCGGCAAGCAAGGGCGGCTATTCCGTCCCTTCCTGCACCTCAAATCGCAAGACTTCGTTATCGTCATCGACGGCTACCACAAGATGTGGCAGTTCTTAGAAGTCCTGTTGGGTAAAGTTCCTCGCACCATGCTCAATCACTGCATGAAGGGGAACATAGAGGGCGTGATGTTTGAAGACGAGTTGCGACATATTCTCGATGCGAAGGATGGGTCTTATACCCACGATATTATGCTTTGCTTCGATACGAAGTACGAACAATTCGCAGTTCCCAACTCGGACAAGACCTTGGATGCGTACTGCTCCGATTCGGTGCGAAACGCAGAAACGGGTCTGCCCGACTACCCGACATACACTCCCGCGTTCTCCGGACGGACCATAGGCATAGTGTGGGTTCCTACTCGCATACATGACGCAGACCCGCAGTATGTATTTGAGCGGAGAGACGGATTCCTATGCGCCTTCGTTAGCGTACCGGATGGCCCCAACTATCGCTACATCAACGCCGCACACTTTGACGACCTCACGGCACTTGCCGAGGCCTCTCAACACATAGCGTACCATGTGCAAGAGCATGAATATGTCGTGAACACAAGCGGCTTGAAAATGCACAGCGCATCCATGTACGATTTAGAGAGGGACCGCCTTGAAAGTGAATTATTTTCAAGGCTCAAACATAATTCAAAAGAAAATAAACGGGGGACTGCTCTATGATTCTGTTTATTCTCTCCAACTTCCTAAGAGTCTGTAATTTAAAATCCCATACTCTCCTTAGAGAGTATAGTAGTAAAAGATTTAATCCATCTAAGGAAAGATTACAGAATAACGGTCGATGCGGCGCAAGCCATCGTTTTATTCCTTCCCAATTATTTCCGGAGGCTTGAAACAATGGGGTTGATAAGGACATCTACCTATGGTAAGGTCATGGGCGAAGTAAAAACCATCAACGAGACCGACTTCATTTGGTTCGACGGAGAACCGGAAGGCATCACACACGCTATACTATACGACGCAGTAGGCGCAGACCATATCCCTGCCGTCGTCGGAGCATCATTGGTAGCAGACAAAGAGCCGATTGGCTACATGACGAGCAAGCATATCCATTCAAGCCCACACACCTTCCTCGATGTAGGATTCACAGGCTGGCCTATCTATCGTCATGGTAGAACACTTATTGTGGAGGTACTCACACCTGCACATATTAGCAAGGATATTTCGCAACAGAAGAATGCTTGGCTGTTCAACTATCCTCCTGCAAGGGATGTTGCTAAAATGATTCTCGAACTCGGACCTCAACAGTTCTTCGTGCTAACCTCCGGTGCGTTTGACGATATGTTGGGAAGCGCACACGAAGTACCTGTGCTAATCTCGTCAAGTGAAATTGGAGAGGAGCATACGCTATCGAGCCTCCAACCTCTTTGGGGATGGTTGCCTGCTTTCATGTATGGCGTCGAGAGCGATTGCGAAGCGTATGTATTTGTCATTCCCCCACATGGTCCGAGACCGGAGCCACTTGCTTACAAAGACTCGAACATCCGAGAAAGCATTGCGATATTGAAGAGGTGGGGTTTCGCCACCAAGGGTGCTTTGACCCGCTCAAAGAAGATTTACAATGATGCTTCCAAGGAAGCAAGCAAGGCCGCTAAACACGCGAATGAGGTGATTGCTCGCATGAAGGTCGAGGAGAAGAAGGGAAGCATGGGTGGTATGTTCCAATGAGAACCAACATATTCGACAGAATGCTGGACTTCTGCAAAAGGAACCACATCATAGATGTAGACGACAAAGTTCCCATCTTTCTGTGCAGTATCGGCGCACACATCTTCAACACGGTCAACAAGTGTAGTATGTGCGATTTCGCACCTCGCGAAGGTGACGGAGAAGACTCAAGGAGATTCGTCATTGAAGACTGCCCCCTACGGCACGACAACTACCCAATCTATACGCCTTCATCCCGTATCGCAGACACACGCATTCACATCTTGATGCGTGGTGCTAAGGGTTCCGGAAAGAATGTATTGCTCGACCTCTTCTGCGCTGAACACACCGGCCTTCTTTGGAATCCGGACGGTTTTGAAGGAGTGGGCTTTCGCACTATGAACGGACCTAACTCGGTCACGGAAGCAGGTATGTTCGGTTCCGTCAACGAAGACGGGAACATCGTGGGTCGTCCACTCGCAAGAGACTTGTGCGGCGGATTCCTCACCTTCGAGGAATTCTCATCGGTGAGTGACGCCAATCGCAAAGACCACTCAATTGACATGAAGAATCAAATGCTCACTTCCCTCGATAGCGGGAGAGTCGCCAAAGGCATGAGGGATGGTTGGGTGCGATACAACACTCGCTACACTGTATGGGGCGGTACGCAACATGGTCGCATGGACTTGGAGTCCGGTCTCGACCGTCGATTCTTCATTATCGACATCCTCATGGATGCAGAAAAGGAGGCGCAATACAAGCAAGCACAGAATTTGCAAGCATCCATGTCGAGAGAGGAGCGAGCGTATCTTGCAGGTGAAATCATGGACTTGCGAGAATGGTTCATCAACCGGCAAATGGAAGTCGTTCTCAATCCACCCGAAGGCGTGGTCTTCGATGAAGCCTTTGAGAAGTGGGTGATGAAAGAATCGGTTCGTTCCTTTGAGAGCGATTTGTTTCGCAGACTTGCTATTGGCTACAACATGATGGTCGGGGAATGGAAGGGCGGCATACTTGAAATCAAGATGGGTCCGGACTTGGAGGAACTGCTTGAATCTTCCCTGCGAATGCGTAGGAATGTCATGGACGAAGATGTCCACCTCATCAAGAGTACCTTTTGGGACAAAGATGTGCCTCGCAGTAGCCTCGTTAAGGACATAGCGAGACTCATCACGAACAACGATTATCAAGCGTCGAAGCGTTGGATTGAGGACAACCTCAAGCAACAGGCGTGGTTCACGGAGTTCTCGCCCCGTAAGGAGGGTAGAGGCCGTCGTGGAGTCGTGTGTCGCTTCGGTATGCCCGAAGACAACCTCAAGTGGGGTGAAGGCAAATGACCTACGCTCATCGGGGAATCCGCTCAAGGAAACAGCGTTGGCTTGACGAAGCCTATTTGATTTTGAAAGAAGCCGACGAACCTCTTTCCGGTAAAGAGGTGTATTTGCGAAGTAGAGATAGAATCCTACACACACTCCTCCCCAAGAATTCGAGGAGTGCTGGTCAAATCTTTCGCATGGATAAGAAGAAGAGATTCTACAAGAAAGAGATTGGTCGTAGCAATCAATTCGTTTATGGGTTGCGAGAGTGGGGTGACGGACATGGCGAGTAACCACCGCAAGTATAAGGCGTTCATGGACCGAGCGGCTGATTACCTGCAAGAGAAGGAAGGCGAGGAAGTCTCCTCGACCGACCTACCCCGTTTGATTCGGCAGAAGAAGAACGGTAGGCCGTTTAGAAACCCTCCACCCCCAAAGGGGATGCACAACAGGCTTAAGAATGACAAGCGATTCGTAGTGAAGACGAGGGGCGGCAAATCCACTGTCAGCATCCGAAGGAGAGATGAAGAATGACAAAGAAAAAGTATTGGGGCAAAGGGAGATTCATGGGATGGAAAGATGCGGCATTGGCCGAACTTTCGCATAGGCCCGATGGTCTGTCTGCCGAGGCTCTATTGACAATCGTTAAAATGAACAAGACGCGAACTCCATCCGGAGTGCGACAAGTCACGGAACTCCTCAAGCGAGACAATCGCTTTGACGCATACTACCCTGCGAAAAGCATGAAGTCCCTAACAGGCCAACATTACAGAGTTCTACAATGGACGGTGAGCGAAGATGAAGAATAAGCGATTGATTGAAGAAAGACTTGCGTACGAACAAGACCCTCATGCGATTGAGGTTCTTGAATGGGTACTCAAATCCCCCGAATGCCCTATGTGTGGGAATTCGCATCGGAAAGAGTTGGAGTTGAACATATTCAATGGGACAATGACCCCTGCTTACCTCGAAGCGAAGAACGGATGGAATAGCGGCATCGTGGAAGAACACATGACCGGACACATTCAGTACGACCCCGAAGAAGCACAGGCAGTTGAAGAGACTCGCAAGGAAGCGATTACGACCTTAGATATGGCCGAAGACATATTCTCTCGCATCACACGATGGCTCGATGAGTGGGAAGAGGAAAAGAGTAGGTCGGGTATCGACGGCGAATGGCTCGCAAATGCGACTCGTCTCATTGGACAGGCCAACTCTTCGCTAAAGTTGATTGGTACTCTCAAGCAAGAAATCGGTGTCGACTCGCAGTTGCTACTCGCACAGCAACAGGTGACAGGCGTTATGGGCATCCTCGTCGATGTTCTGCGACAGGAGCCTAAGTTGCTAAACCAAATCGAGTTGCAAGTAGCGGCTCTCAAAGCACCTACTCACATTCAAGACGCAGTATGGGAGGAGGTGCGATAATGTCGGCAAGTCACCTACACAAGAAATTACGCAGATGCTCGAATTGCGGGAAGGAGGCACACGCTTCGTATAACTCCTGTAAAAAATACAGGGATGGGCAGACTATCTACTGCGGCTATATGCGGGTGGTGCGATAATGAAGGCCGGAGAGAAGGTAAAGTGGAAGGCGCATTTCAATCAATTGATTGCTCGACCAATCCCCGAATCCGAATTCCCTCATTTAGCAAAAAGGATGCTCGACGATGGGCTTATCGGAGTCTTGACGCTACAAGGCGTCCGTTGGTATTCCGGCAGGTACATGATTCTCAAAAGCCATGTCCGTGAGTGCTGGTCACTGACGGCAGGGCAGATGAGAAGATTTGAGCGGTGGGTTTATATGAACGACCCGTTTATAGGGATATTGGAGGAGGAATGAGATGATTGATTGCGTAGCCTGTGGACTGATTGAAGATATTGAAGAAATTAGGTGGCTGGACGGTGAACCGCACTGTGCTGAATGCTACCTGTACGAAAGGCACGATGGGGTGAAAGCATGAAGTGTAATAAGCCACTCAAGCACAGACCCGCTATGCAGGGCGTCTTGCACTGCAAGCAGTGTGAGGTCGAAGACCTACACGCTTCAATGCCCGACAAGAATTGGGACGATGGGGGGTCAACTGAATGAAGGTCAAATACACATTGACCTTCAAGCACCTCGACGGGGAAGAGAGCGAGGCGAACATATCCGTCGAGGACTCCAACACCTCGCTTGTGTTAGCGTACATACAGGGCTACCTCGCCCCGACTACCGCACACTTGATTAAGATTCAAACGGAGGAGATGGAATGAGCAAGAAGTACCGTCAACCTGCTGTCGCCGCCGCAGTCCAAAATTGGGACTTGAGCGACTGGTTCACAGCCGACCAATTACTCCCACGCGTCATGGAGGAGTTGCCGCAAAGGACAATGTCAATCAATGTCTATTCGGTGTCTCGCTTCCTGCGAATCATGGAGTCGAGGGGGCAATTGCTCTCTCGCACAGCAAAGGGTATCAAGGAATTTCATCGAATGGACGAAGGAGCGTATGAAGATGGGAATTCTCATTTTTACGCGTGATGCTACCCCGTACCGTGAAGGGGAGTATGTCGAGGGCAAAGAGGTTCTTTGCTCTCCTTCCTGTGAAGACCTAACGCTCATCGTACATGAGAAGAGACCCAAGAAAGAGGATTGCCTCGCATGGCTTCCCTATGTGTCATATCGCATGGTGTTCGTCTGCGAGCAGGCTCCGGACTTGAAGGACCACGAATCCGTTATCTTCGACAAGACAATGAATCGCAAGAAGAATGACTTCATGCCTAAGATTCAATCAGTCCTTCGATGGAAGGACCGCAACCGGACATGGGCTATGGCGAGAGGCGTACCCATCCCACTCATGCTCGCATTCCTTCGTGAGAACGATAGGAATATCGACCTTTGGCGACTTCTTGCTAAAGGTTTCACTTGGACGCCGGAGTATTACCAAATGGCCGCTATCTGTTTCGGTACTACGCCTGTGCTTCGCACCACATACCCGAAAAAGAAATCGCAGGACGAGACATTACCGAATGGCTTCCGAGAGTCGGACTTGTACGCAGACATCATAGCGACTCACGACCCGAAGGTGGGGAATGATTTGCGAGTGCAGGCTAAGGACACGCTACCCAAGAAAGCCAAAAAGAAAATGCAGGGCGTGGTTGATTGGCTTTAGATGTATCGTTCGCAGAAGGTTGTTGCCTTTGGCTTTGGATATTCACACTCTTCCCCTTCAAGAGACATTGGGGTTCATTCTTTCTTTGGATGATATTCGGTGTCAATCGCAAAGAAGCACCTCCCTTCCACGAAACGAACGGGACATGGGCTGGTGGAGCAGAATTGGCCTATATCGGGATGCACGATGAATAGTCTCATATAGGCTTTGCGATATGGGCTGCATGATGGCAGCCAAGAACAATGCGAGACTTCGCAGAACGATAGCGAAGATACTGTTCGACGACGGACCAATGACGAGAGTAGAGGTCTTCGGAAAGTTACTCGCAAGCGGCGAGTTCCGCACACTCCCGAACGAGTCTTCGCTGACGGCTATGCTTGCTAAAAACCTGCAAATCGTACAGGAAGGCTACGAGATGGTCGACACAGGGACGGGTGTCAAGACCAAGCAGGCTGTTTATTCCATCAACCGAGAAATAATCGAAGAGGAGGAAGATTTGCTTTACTCAAGACCGTTCAGCACGATGTCGACTATCGAACAAGGACTCTCTTCCCTATGCCCCTCATGTAGACAAAGACGCATCATAAAGGAAAGATGGTCGGACTGCCTCGTCTGTCAAAGAAGGGGTTTATAGGAACATCAGCGTTAATTCGTTTCATGGCCGAGAAAACGATGCTCCACATAGGGAGTCGACGATATGACTTCAAGAACCCCACTTACAAGTGCGGGACACTCATGGGTAATCACCCGAACATGACGGACAAACAGGCTATGGCCTTGGACAAATGCCCCAAGTGTTTCCCTGCTAAGAAAGAGACTCCTAAAGCGCAGGAGGGTTGGCTATGATTGACACAAACAAGTGCGAAGAACTCCTTGAGAATGGTATGCAACACCGTGACTTATGGGAATTAGCAGAAGAACTACTCGCAGAAGTCAAGCGGTTGCGTAAGCAACTTGAGGATTGTAAGCGACAAATACTGGTTACTGCTGATTGGATAAGGGATAGAGGCGAGCGCACCCTCGCAAAAGAGTTGGATGAATTTTTGGGGTGGATGGAATGATTGACACAGACAAGTACGAGAACCACGACATGATACGAATTGCCAAACAACTGTTGATTGAAGATGCACCACTTCTCCTTGAAGAAGTCAAGCGGTTGCGTGAAGCGTTAATCACCATGCACCATGAATGTATTGATTTCAATGATTTAGGAAAGAGACTACATGATTTCATGGTAAAGGAGTCGTGGAAGGAATGACCGCCGTTATTGGAATCGCAGGTACTATGAGGTCGGGCAAGTCGACTCTCGCTAAAGAACTTGCTTTGGCTTGGGACTTGCCTATCGTATCTTTCGCAGAATCACTTCGTATAGAAGTAGCGCAGGCATTCTATCCCAAGAAGCAAAGGTCCGACGCTCGCTTTTGGTGGGGCAGGCTTGAAGGTATTGACAAGTCGCTAACGAGACCTATATTGCAAGCATGGGGTCAAGCGAAGCGTGACTTCTTCGACGAAGACTATTGGGTCGACCGAATGTTTGATTACATGAAACGCAAGGACATGGGCTTCGCCATCTGCGACGATGTGAGGCATGAGAACGAAGCACAAAGAATCTTGGACGAGGGGGGAATCATTATCCGTTTGACTGCTGACAGGCAGACACTTCTTGACAGGGGCGCAACTGCTTCGCAATTGGAACACGCTTCCGAGCGAGAAGACGCTCTCGACGATGTTATGGGTGGGAGAGAGAATCCTAAGAATGTCAATTGCTTCAACTTGAACACATCGGGCAAGAGTACCTACGGTCAATTCGTCAACGCACAGGCTATCCTTTCATGGTCACGCTTGCACACACCGTTGCGAGAAAGACTGTATGAACTATTACCGGCAGGTGAGGAAGAATGAGAATTAAACAGGTAAAATGCCCTGCTTGCAGGGAAATAACGACATTTAGAGCGAGATTAGAGATTTTCGATACCGACGAAGACAAGAAAAACCGTTTGGGTTTGATTTGTCAAGTCTGCTCAAACACGATTAAGTTCACTATGGGGATGAGTAAATGATTCGCAAGTGGTTGGCTAAAAGGATAACCGAGCCTATGGTCCTATCTTTTCTCAAGAAGAAGGGGATTGCCATGTGTAAGATGTGTGACAACATCTGCCACGAACAAGTAGGAGTCTGCGATTACTGTTCATACGAGTTGGACATGATGAGCAAAGAGGCATACGAATGGAGGATGTTGGAATGAGCGCAGTATGGTTTGCTAAACACCGGCCTGCTAAGTTCCCGCACATGGTCGGTCAATCTACGATTGTGGCTGAAATGTATGGCATTATCTCTTACGAGTCGCCTATGAATCACTTCCTATTCCATTCCCCCGAACCCGGAACCGGCAAGACCACTGCCGCCCACATACTTGCGAAAGAGTTGGGGTACGAACTACATATCTTCAATGCTTCCAGCAAGAAAACAAGAGGCATTGAATTCATCGAAGAAGACATTATCCCTCTCGCAAGAAGCGGAAGATGGGAAACCATCATTCTCCTCGATGAAGCAGACCGCTTGACTATCCAAGCGCAGGATGCGCTCAAAGGGGTCATTGAGTCAAACACTTGCTATTTCATCCTCACTTGCAACGACTTGACGAAGGTATCGCCTTGGTTACAGTCCCGTTGTCAAGTGCGACACTTCAAACCAATTGACAAGGACGCCATGAACGAGGCTCTCATTCGGGTTGCAGTCGAAGAAGGTCTTACCATAGGGGGGACACACATGAATGCGATTATCAAGAGGCATTTGGGCGACCTAAGAAATGCGATAGGATGCTTGCAAGCATACGCCACTTTCAAGACGGAGCGTGAGCGGGAACACTTCATTCTCTCCCTCGGAGATACGGACTTGAACGCCAAGTCATTTCTCCGTATGTGCGTAAAGGCTCAAGGTCTGTCCGAAGCCGTCGCCATGATTGACTCCATGCCTATGAGGACCGTGATTAAGCAAGTGCTTGATTATGCGGTCTCCTCCTCGGCATCCCCCGAAGCCAAGATGAAGGTCATTGAGGCTTCAATCGTCAGCGAGCGTGATATTCTCATGGGCGTCGATGAGACAGTGGTTCGTTGGAATTACTGCCGGATTCTATGTGAGCGTGTTTGATATGGATAGTAAGCGAGACATTATGGATGTTGCTTTTCTAATCATTATGTTTCCGTTGTATTTGGTCAATGAGGGATTGCAGTTGTTATGCTTGCTAATCAGCCCATTACTTTTGTTGGCGGCTATATATTCAATACCCATTGACATATTGCTATTCCCCTTTGTTAAGAACAAGTGGGGAGCGACTAAGTGGGTGTACGAAGACCTTTTCATGCTAATTTGGGATAGCACCATTAGAGACATGCAGGAAATCCATACTGATTATTGGTATGGACTGTAAAACGAAGTAGGGTTTATATGGACATGGAGAGTTAGGACAAATTACACAAGGAAAGTGAGCAAGATGGTAACAACACAAATGTACGAACGAGTAGCGAAGAATGTAGGCTGTTCAGTCGGGGAACTTGAAACCCGACATGAGCGAGTCTTGAAGACGAACACCCCTGCGTTGGAGGCTTCCGGCCTCGGCGCAGAAGAAATTGGAACGAAATGCCTGCGAATGGCGGCGGCTGAATTGCGAAGTGAGAAGGCTAAGTTGGCCCGAAGCGGTTGCAGTATGCTTGAAGGAATGTTCATCAGCGCACCTCGATACAAAGATTGGGGCAAGGTCTTCTACAACAAATACAAAGACTTGCTTGCGAGCCTCGACGGTGAAGCACGAAAGACACTTGTCGCACAGGGTCTTGTGACCCTGTATTTGGTGGACGATTTGGAGGGTGGCTTCAAGGTCATTCACAATCCGAGCCTCACGAACAAACAAGGTTTTGAAGAAGGAGTCGCAGAAATGCACACCGAGAACTTGCCTAAGCAGGCAACTCGTATCGAAGACGGCACAGGCTACTTCGTCTGCATCGAGAACAAGTCCTCTCCTACCTACCCAAGCGGTTCACCGAACTACGCTTACGGAAAGGCGAGAGCCACTCAAGACCTCGAACGCACTTGCCTCTTCTTGGGTCGCAAGGCCGGAGACAAAGGTGTTTCCCTCATCCCGATGAAGTTCCGAGGAGACCTCGCTAAGGTCAACTACCCTACCTTCTCCCCCCTTCGCATTCCTGCGAATTTGAGCAAGAACGGCACTGCCTATGCTAAGGCCGGTGTCAGCAAATACACTCTCGACAAGTCGGTCGAGGGTATCTTTTCGCAACCTCCTTTGGCCTCCGATGGTTCGGGTCTTATCCCCGAAAACATGAAGGTCTTGAAGGGTCTCGAAGACATCGAGTCCTTCGTGGGTACACTCTCCGATAAGGAGAAGTGGGACGCTCTATGCGCTGTGGTTCTTGAAGTCGCACACATCGACCCAAGGGAAAAGGGTGGTGCTATCATCACTCTCGCAGACTTGGACTTGGTCTCTTCGGCTCCGCCGATTGACCTCTATGTGAACGCCGAAGAAGATTCCAAATTGGACTTCGGTGTCGGTTCTCTCCTCGTTGTCGTCGGACAGCCTTATGTCGGTCGTGAAGGCGACGGACGCTTGGCTACGACAGGTTGGTGGTGTGTCGAGAGCATCGGCGTGAGCCTACCCGAAGCGACGGCTGATGAGGAAAACGACGATTGGGAGTGATGAAGAATGAGTTGGGGAGACACAGGAAAAAAGAAGCAAGCAGAAGAAGATGCGCCCGTCTACGGGATTGAGCATTACCGTGAACTGTTCATGCGAAAGCGCACTACTACTGCGCCAATTCGCATGGCTTTGACGGGCAAGGAAAACACGGCAAAGACCGGACTTGCAGTCTCAATCGCAAGAGCGAGGACCGATAAGGAAATCGTTATCATCGACATTGACAACTCTGCTGTGCAGACTATCGCAAAGAACTTCCCTACGGACGACAAAATCCGTGTGGTTCCAATCTTTGACGAAACCGACGCTTCTCTCTTTGAAGAAGATAACACTACGAACTGGACTGCTCTCGTCGACAAGATGGGGTACTTCATCAAGATTATTGGAGATACTGCGAAAGATGGGGACATCGGAGCCGTTATCATCGACGGTGGTTCCACCTTCCTCAAGTGGTGTGAGAACGCCATGACTGATGTTCTTATGAACCGCTCAAAGAACCCAATCAATGTCGAAGACGGCGATTCCTTCAACCAAAAGGAATGGCGTATTCGCAACCAACTGTTCCGAGATGTGATGAACAGGGCGCATCAACTACCTGTCGATGCCGTCTTCTTCACCTTCCACCTCAAAGATGTGAAGCAATTCGCAGACTTGGGTAACGGACAGAAGGGACTAATGAAGGTCGGAGAAGTGCCGGAATGGGACAAGGGAACCATGCGATTGTTTTCGCAACAGATTTTCCTCTCTCGCTACACCAAGAAAGGCGACCTCGCCGCAGGTGTCAAGGCAGACTCCGATATGGACGAAAACACATGGGAAATCCGAGCCAACATCGAAGAGATGAAGGGTTGGAATATGGACCTCCTTGGTACTCAACACACTGTCTTGCGAGTCAGTGATGGGAGTGTGTCTTGGACCGGTCTACCTATGCTCGTTTGGGAGTGAGTCGCTTGACTCTCGACATCAAGGTCGTGAGCGAGCAACGAAAACGCTCCAACACGCACTACGCAGTCAAGGTGAAGGGCGAAATGTCCTACTACCTATGTCGTGGCTTCGATAAATTCGGTAAGCATCCCCAAGTGGAGGCTCCGGAAGCCAATTGCAAGTTGTGTTCCTCAATCTTCAAAGGAAGAGGGTTGGGTTTATATGGACAAGGAAAGGTGGAATAAATATGAAGGGAGAAGTAAAAGAACTTTTGAGACTATTGCAGAACACACAAAGAATGGCCGTGATTAACGGGAAGCCGATGCCGCAGGTACAGTCATGTATCATTTCATGTGGTCCTACCGAAGCAAGTACGGTGTCAATCGTGCGAGACGGTATCACATCGGTATCTGCTATGACTTGCGATGTCGAAGAAGGTGATGGTTCCCTCGTCGTTCCCGATATTGCTAAATTGATTTCAGCACTAAAGACTCATAGCGGCGTTGTGACATTCAATCAAAACAAGGACAGGCTCAAGATTCGCTCGACAGGCAAGCAGACTACGCTGGCCGCTAACAAAGAAGCACTTGCGTTCCCTCACACGACCCTCACAGTGAGTGAGTGGCGAGACAAGTCGCAAGATATGTTCGACAAGATTCAGTACGACGGCTACACGATGAAGGACGGTTCAATCCGTGAATACTTCTACGAAGTGACCGTTCCGGAAGCAATTCTCAAGGATGCGATTCAATCTGCTAATATCAACGGACAGAAGGTAGCGAGGTATGTGCTTACTATGTCTAACGGGAACCTCGGATTGACAGTCGGGAAGGACTTGTATGGCGAGGTACACACTACGCTCGCTAAAGACCAAGAATGCGAATCATTCGATGTGATGTGCGAAGGAGGGTTCGAGAACCTAAACCTCGGTGCTACCCTTAGCCTCAAGTTCCTCGACTTCCGAGAGGAAGGAGCGGGAATACATCTCGTCATTGAAGGCCCATTCGGTTGCGTGTACCAACGGTGCGTGTGAATGGGATGCCTACCGACCTCGCTGATTGGTCGTCTCGACAGACTGACCAAGTGATACAGAATATCGCATCGAGGGGCTTGCTCCTAAGCAGGGAGGAGATACGAAGTGTTCTTTCCAAGATGGGTGAGACGATGTCTATGCGTAAATTGCATCGCAAGATTGCTATTATGGCCTTCGTTTTAGAGTTGGATGAAGGAGATACTTGCACCACAGGTCAAATCGCATACGGAGCCATGAGGTTCTGTCGCCCCCAATCTTCAATAACAAAGGACATGGTGGGTGGTATTATGCGAATAATTGCTAAATGGGGCTATGTTAGTATTGTCGTCAGTAACTTAGAGCGTTGGCCTTCCAACATTTACAGGAGGACTGCGCTTGAATAAAATCATTTGTGGGGATATTCTCGCAGAAATGCGAAAAATGGATGATGGGTGCGTGGATTTAGTTGTCACAAGCCCACCCTACAATCTCAAGAACTCCACCGGCAACGGTATGAAGGACGGGAGAGGGAGTAAATGGACTTCTGCCGACGATGGGTTGAGGAAGGGATATGATAAACACGAAGACAGTCTTAGCAGAGAGGAATATATTGAGTGGATGAAGGAGTGTGTGACTGAAATGTTTAGAGTCTTGAAACCAAGCGGTGCGATATTTTTCAATCATAAATTTAGGGTGCAGGGTGGATTGATGGAAGGACACCCGTTCTTAGAACCATTCAATGTCCGTCAAATGATTATTTGGTCAAGGGCAGGCGGTTTTAATTTTAACGACTCTTACTTTTTGCCGACATACGAAGTAGTGTATGTGATGCCGAAAACAGCGAAAGGTGAGGGTTCCTTCCGACTCAAAAAAGGTGGCAACAAGAAGGGTGATGTGTGGAGAATCAACCAAGAAAAGAAAAGTCTTCATCCCGCACCATTTCCTGTGGAATTGGTTGACAATATCTTGACCTCTTGCGAGGGCAAGGTGGTTCTTGACCCTTTCGGGGGTTCGGGAACTGTTGCCGTTTCTGCTATCAAAAACGGTTGGGACTACATTCTCATTGATAATTCGCACGAATACTGTCGAATGGCGGAAGACCGAATTAACAGTGTAGCGAGAGTTGAGGGGGATTGGCTATGAATGAAATCATCGTAGGCGACATAATGGAAATTGACCTTCCTGCGAATAAGTTCCGTTGCTGTGTTACTTCCCCTCCGTACTTCGGCTTGCGAAGTTATGGTGAGGATGGACGAGAGATAGGTAAGGACCAAGCCTTAGACGAATACATCGACGGACTCGTCGAAATGTTTAGCAAAGTGCGAGATTCACTAACCGAAGACGGTACTCTTTGGCTCAATATGGGTGACTGCTACAATGGCTCCGGTGGGGCAGGTAGTGATTACAAAGAAGGTGGTCGCAAGGAGACTCGCAACAAGTATGGTTCTCGCTCCGTAACAGGGATAGCACCCAAGAACTTACTCGGTGTTCCTTGGAGACTTGCTCTCGCATTACAAGAAGATGGTTGGGTTTTGCGAAGCGAAATCATTTGGAACAAGAGCAAGGCTTACCCTCAACCGGAAGCATACATCAAGCGTCCTGTTCCTCGACATGAGACCATCTTCATGCTCTCAAAGAATCCCGACTATCACTATGTACCCGACAACCTATTCAGCGTTTGGGACATGACTCCGGTTAGCAAATCCGGCCATGAAGCACCCTACCCTGTGGAACTACCCATGAAGTGCATTCTTGCGGCCACAGACGAAGGGGATTGGGTCTTAGACCCCTTCGCTGGTTCCGGCACTACTGCCGTCGCCGCACAACTCTCCGGACGCAACAGCGTCATGTGTGAACTGTACCCCGATGTAGCCGAGCGTATGGCTGAAAGGCTCGATACTCTACCCGATGCAGAAGGCAAGGATTGGCTCTAAGGGTTTATATGAACATGGCCCATAGTACGGGACATGAAGAAGAAAGGAAAACACATAGTTGGAGACGCTCATTTTAACAGACACATAGTTGGACACGCTCATTTTAACAGGATTTACGGCCCCTATATGTCAGCGAGTGAGAAGGGCTACCCTGCGATTATGGATGAAGCAGTATATCATTTTTACACGGCCAAACTTCCCCTTCAAACAGTGTGTGTTGGGTACACGACTTTCACTGAAGTCTCCGAAGGAGTATTCTTAGTCGGCAATACATGGGTGCATGAAGATTGGAGAGGCGAAGGTCTACATGAAGACATACTCAAAAGTCGCAACGATTGGCTTCAACACGGACATATAGCAAGCGACATATACACACTACTTAACCCACAGGACACCACTAAGATTCACCAACTACGCCATGTCGTTAGCAAATTGGATTACAAGCCTAAGCGACTGTGGTCTGCTAAAGGCATCCCTCTCAAGGTGCGATTCCAAATATGGCGCAGTGGACTTGAGTTGTGGGGGAAGAAATTTGATAGTTGAGCGTGGTCGTGGGAATAAGGTAGTCGTGCGATACCGTGACCAAGACGGCAAAAGAGCCAAGAAAACCTACGAAGAAAGTCCGTATTGCTATGTCCATGAGAAGGACATACATGATTTGCAAGTACCCTGCAAAGTGGGGAGTGAAACGCACGAAGGACTGTATGGGGAACCTCTACGAAAGGTATCGTTTAGAGACACCGAGGATATGCGATTCCTTACGAGGAGTCAAATGCAGACATGGGAAGGAAACATCAATCATCCGAACCGAGTTCTCGCAAACAGTGGCGACGAGTTCCCCATGTATGAACACCGGATTTGGTACTTCGACATGGAATGGAAGATTGAGAATGGCGAAATAACCATCATCGTCGTACAAGATTCGCAAGAAGGCGAGTTCGTTATGTTCCACCACCGAGACTACGAAGAAGGCCACTACGACTCTATCCCCGCCGAAAACCATCCCTACGGCAAGGACGCCTGCGAAACCGATGGACGGAAGTTCCGTTGCTTTGCTAATGAATCCGATATGTTGGAGGCTTTTGCTAAATTGCTAAAGAAGCACGACCCCGACATCGTTACTGGATGGAATGTAGTCAATGCAGACTGCCAACAACTGTTCAAGCGATTCAAAGTGAACGGCCTTGATGTGCGAACACTATCTCCTATGCGCCGTGTGCGATTTGACTTCGGCGATTGGGCGCAACCTATTGTAGGTATCAATGTCATTGATTTGATGGTCGGATTCAAGAAAATGTGGACGCTAAAAAACGGACAACTGCCCGCTATGTCTCTCGATGCTGTCTCGGAGTTCTGTCTCGGAGACCGAAAAGTCCCGCTACAAGATGGACACGATACCTACTACACCGACTTCGGGACATATCTCGACTATGCGAGGCAAGATGTAGACCTCCTGCCCCGCCTCAATTCCCTCGTCGACGCTCTCGGCTACTTCACTGCTATTCAGCATATCGCAAAGTGTGATATA